TTGACTGCCTGTAGTTCCTTGACTACCTGTAATGCCCTGGATACCAGTGGTTCCTTGACTGCCTGTAGTTCCTTGACTACCTGTAATGCCCTGGATACCAGTGGTTCCTTGACTGCCTGTAGTTCCTTGACTACCTGTAATGCCCTGGATACCAGTGGTTCCTTGACTGCCTGTAATGCCCTGGATACCTGCACCTGTAGTTCCTTGAGTACCCGTACCTGAGGTTCCTTGTGATCCATTTGTTCCACTAGTTCCTTGTGTACCTGTAGTTCCTTGGCTACCCGTTGCACCTTGTGATCCGTTTGACCCATTGGTTCCATTGGTTCCATTTATTCCACGGGTACCTTGAGCGCCTGTAGTACCTTGTGTACCATCTGTGCCTTGCGCACCTTGACGACCTTGAACACCCGTAATACCCTGTGTGCCATCTGTGCCTTGCGCACCTTGACGACCTTGAACACCCTGTACTCCTTGGCCGCCCGTTGTTCCTTGTAATCCGGCTGTTCCTTGTAATCCGGCTGTTCCTTGTAATCCGGCTGTTCCTTGAACACCTTGTAGTCCTTGAACGCCTTGTAGTCCCTGGACGCCTTGTAGTCCCTGGACACCTTGTAGTCCCTGGACGCCTTGAGTACCAACCATTCCTTGAGATCCTGTGGCTCCTTGAGAACCTTGGTGCCCTTGAGCACCTGTGACTCCTTGACTACCTGCTGGTCCAACAATTTTTCCGATGTCATTCCATGCACCAGTCGACACATTCCAAAACCATAGATTTCCAGTGTCATTGACAATCCATCCTTGCCCAGCAGACCCTGCTAGTGGTAATGCTGCCGATGTACTGGTACTTCCCTGTAGTGTTACACTGATACCTTGATCGCCCTTGGTTCCTAGAGAACCTTGCACTCCTTGTATTCCATTGACACCTTGTACTCCTTGTATTCCATTAACACCTTGCACTCCTTGTATTCCATTAACACCTTGTACTCCTTGTGTACCAGTTATGCCTTGGGATCCAGCAATACCATTTGTACCCGGACTTGCATCAACCCAGGTGCTGTCGTAGTAGATAAACAATCTACCGTAGGTAGTATCGTACCATAAAGTACTTGTGCTAGCAGGTGAGGTTGTCCCTTCGTATACACCAGGTCCTGTTACGCCTTGCGATCCAGTTACGCCTTGCGATCCAGTTACGCCTTGTATTCCTGTTACAGCGGTATTGGACTGTCCGGTCCAACGTGTTCCATTGTAGATATAGGTAATACCATTGGTTCCTGTAAATATGGATCCTATGCTGGTACTGGTGCTTGGTGGAAAATCTAATGCCATGTTTTTATTCCGGTTTATACATCACTATTTACCCAATCTATGGTACCATTAACAAGACAACCTGCTCGGAACGAACAGCACTGGTGTTGGATCCACCATAGTAATTCGCTATCTGAACCCTGAGTAAATTATTGGTAGGCACTGTGAAACTACCTGTGTATATTCCTACTCCTTTAATTATACGAACATTGGTGATATATCCATTGAACGACTGATCATTAGTACTACTAGGTCCACGATTACCTATGTAAAAGGTTGAGGCAGAATCAGTAATGTCAGCAGCAAAGGCCACAGTACCAACTGAAATACCATTACGATAGAGAGTGGTTGTACCGCCGATCCTTACCACTGCCCAATGAGTCCATTGCCCGATATAAGAACTTTTGGCTAACCCGGCGGCCAACACAACTGAAGACCCACCTGCATACAGTTTAATATCTGCTGTGGTTCCACTGCCTTCAAATGCTATACCTAAACTGGAAGTACCATACCACCATGCACTGGGATTAGAATTTGTATTCAGTTGATAAGCAAACCATTCCACAGTAAAATCACCAGTTCCAACGGCAAACCTAGACACATCTGTACTGCTGACATAACTACCGCTGGTTCCTGAGAAAAGATAACTGCCTGATTTGCCTGATACAAAAGGAGATGAATAAGACAAGATAGCAGATGTTGTTGAAACTGTGTCACTAAATGGAGTTGTACTACTTCCTAACACTGTTCCTGCCATTGGAGTGATTGACGAACTACCACTGCTATCAATTAATAAATTACTGCTAGAATCTTTAGATAACATCAGCAATCGAGTAGTAGTACTGTAGAGATCCAATGGTACACTTGGAACTGTGATTGTAGCATCGGCAGTATCATACACTGCTGACCCATTTACTATTCTAAAATTATATAGGCTACCTATGAAATTGTTTGTAGTACCTAATCCATGATCGGCTAACCAAGTTCCAATTTCAATTGGCAATTCTGAATATACGTTATTATCTGTGATTACACCCGATGTTGTACGACTTCCATTGATCCAACAGGTTAGTGCAGTTCCGTTCCTAACTATGGCTACATGATACCAAGTATTCAATCCCCAGGCCTGTGTCTGGACAGCAGTATTGGGTATTTTCATGTCTGCTACAGTGACTACATTGTTGTTGACTTTTACAGCATCGGCAGTGTGTAGTATTACTAAACTGTTGGTGAGAGGAACACTGCTTAAAATTACTTGACCGCTTTGATGAATAACTCCTTCATTAAACTGAATGTTTGAAAATTTTAACCAATACTCAATAGTCCACGATCCAGAACCAACTGCGGATAGCCCACTAATATTTAATGATGACATCTTTGTGGCATCACCAGAGCCCAACGCTGTTCCTGCTGTACTACCAAATACCATACTTTTACCAAATGAACTGCGCCCCCGATACCCAACTGCTTTTTCCCCTCGACTGGAAATGATATTCTGCATTATCCCGGCCATGTTATAACAATCCTGTGCCGTTGATAAACCAAGTATTTGTAGAAACCTTCATTAATGTAGCCATTCCATATGCTGTTAATACTTTATTTCCAGTATTGCCTGATCCTGCAAGATACATGGTAACACCGGTACCGGTATTGATAGATAAACTACCTAGTCCTTGCAATACTACAGTAACTGCGGTTCCAATAGGAAATTCTACACTACTATCTGGCGGTATGGTGATAACCTGATTACTCAACATTGTGGTGCTGTAAATATGCTTGCCCTGATCACTCAATGCCAATGTATAGGACAAACTAGTGGCATTTTGTGGAACAACCAAATATCCAACTTGTGTGGTACTGGTGTTATTCTGTGCAACACCTGCTGTTATAGTGGTTGCAGTGACACTGGCAAATGTTACACTACTTGTGGTGTTCAATGATTGATCTGCAGGAGGACCTTGCGTTCCTTGTACCCCTGTAGTTCCTTGAGCACCTGGGGGTCCTGTATCGGTTATATTAAATTGCCCTACCATTGAACCGTGGAATTGACAAATATAGTATAATACCGAAGGAGCATCTAACGGTACAGTAAAAATAATTGTTCCCATTGGTGTGCCGTTATTTGTTACTCCCGATGAGTAATCATTACCGGTACCTGTAACTTGGCTCGTTTTAATCCAAAAAGGATGTCCGTTGGCATTGACATTAAAATAGTAAGTAAATCCTCTAGTTAGACTTATTGCAGGATTACTATTACCATTTATTGTGTACGCACTGGCACCCGAATTAGTCACAGTGTAAGTTACACCACCTACGATTCCTATTATACCTTGCACACCCTGAACACCTTGTGTACCCTGAACACCTTGAGTACCAACCATTCCTTGTACACCCTGGGTTCCTTGTATACCCTGGGTTCCTTGGGTTCCTTGGGTACCAAGACGTCCCTGGACACCTTGTGTTCCTTGGACACCCTGGACACCTTTATACTCAACTCCATCAATGGTTAATTTGCGATCATAGTTGATAGACACCGGAACACTGTTAATAACAACATCCCCACCTAGATAGACATTGTTCCATTTTTTATTGGCAGAACCAATATTATAATAAAAATCAACTCGTGGAAGAATATCGCTGTCAACCGATAAAAAGTCACTGCTTCCGCCCGATCCAGAACCCGGACTGGCATCCACCCAGGTACCATCATAATAAACATATAACCTACCATTGGTAGTATCATACCAGGTTGTTCCTACGGAAGGACGGTATGGTGGATTAATTCCTACTTCAGTAACTGATAATCTATTACCATTTACAGTCAAGAACCCACTGGTAGAAGCAATTGTTACTGTTTCCAGAGATAATGTCTTTGCACTAACATTATTCCATCGCTGCAAAGAACTACCTATATTATAACTTAGATTGGCATAAGGAAGTACATCATAATAGAGAGTTGATGAAGAAATAGCCCAACTGGCCATGCTCAACTCTTTGAAATTGTTGTTGACCTTGACGAAGGCAGATCTTATGCTGTCACCATCCCCTGCATTGGCTCCCGACCCGGTGTTAATATATTGAATGGTCATATTGTTTATATCCCAAAGTTACCTAATTTAGGTTATTTAGTTGTATTTCAGTAGTTCTTGTGCTATAGTTTATCTGATAAATACTAGTCAAAATGTCGGCCACACTTGTACTTAATGCAGACGCTGCTCCTATTAGTATGTTGCCATTGAGCACCATTACTTGGGAGGAAGCCATTAAATATCTAGTCACAGATAAAGCCTCTGTGCTGGAATGGCACACAGACTGGATTGTTCACAGTGTAAACTGGAGCACTCCTGTACCTGCTGTGATGATGCTACGGGAATACCAAAAAAAGAAAACTGCTGTTCGTTTCAGCAAACAAAACGTATTCCTCCGCGACCAATACCGCTGCCAATACTGCGGCATAGACATACAGAAACGCTATGCCACATTGGACCATGTACTGCCAATCAGTCACGGCGGTAAGAGCATATGGGAAAATTGTGTGTGTGCTTGTGGTGACTGCAACAGTCGCAAAGGCAATAATCAACAGATCAAACCTAAGATCGCACCGAGAAAACCCAGTTACTACGAACTGGTGGAAAAACGTAGGAAAATGAGTTGGGACCTACAACATCCCAGTTGGATAGACTATATCAACTGATCAATAGAACTCAGTGCTCTCCCACCAAAAGATTATGGTGTGACGATGGTTGACTGCCACTGGCCTTACTCCGTGCATGACCTTACTGCCATCAAAAAAGGTCAGCGTACCGATACTGGGACGCAATATTATACCAGTGTCGGTGTAAAACTCACCTCCACTGAAATTTGAATTCAAATAAAGTAAACTGTTGTAATCGCCAGTTTCCCTGCCTTGACGATCATGCCGATGAAGACCAACTGGACATCCTATGGGCCAAGTCTGTAACTCAACTTGATGACAATGCAAACGCACCCTGAGACGAGATTCTAAAAATTCCTGTACCTTAGACCTGATTGGATCATCCGTGACGTCGAGATTTCTGGAATCCATGAAACTCATAGGATCACGCCCATCAGCAATTTGCTTTTGATAATGATCACTGACCCGCTGCTTGTAAACAGTACAGGTTTCTGGATCTAGAAAATCTTGAAAGATAAACACTTACCGCTCGCGATAAACAATCCTGGCCTTGGAAACATCATACGGCGACATTTCCACACGTACCCGATCTCCGGTGAGGATCTGAATTTTGTTTTGACGCATCCGACCCGATATATGACCCAACACAATTGGACCATTTTCTAACTGTACCCTAAACATGGCATTTGGAAGAACTTCATTGATGACTCCTTCCAAGGCAATTACATCTTCTTTACTCACTTACTGTCAATCTCCTTTTAGATTTTTTCACCTGCACGAAACCCGCGAAACTTTAAGAACCTAGGGAATCGCAGGCTATATGTGCCATCTTGATTCTGCGTGATGGCATCCGCACGTACTTCAACAACCTGCCCATCTGTTCGACAAGCCCAAAACTCATCTCGCTCTTGATCAGTAAACCCACTGCCAACATTCACACGAATGTGTTTGTCATCGTCAATGCCTTCACAAACCAAGGCACCCATCTTGCCTGCATTGCGGCCAGTACCTTCTTCTGTTTCAACCACAGTGAGACTGACTTCGATGAACGGCTTTTGCTTGAGCCAAGACACTGAACGCTTGCACTCATATACAGCATCTGGATCCTTGATCATAATGCCTTCATAGCCAGAATCCACTGCATCCTTGTTGTACTGACGATACTCCAACTGACCAACTAATCCATCCAGATCCACTTCTTTCTGCGGAATGATGTCAATACTGCCAATGTGATCAAAGATACGCCTTAACCCACGAAGAAAATTACTGCGGCGACGTTGTCCTAAAACACTGGCTCCTGCTCGAAACTCACTGAGCGGAACAATGTCGAACAACATCAATCGCGCATCCTCAGCCTGCACATCATCCTTGCGATGTACCTGCTTCATGAGATCCTGAAAACTGGCACTGACAATCTCTCCATCCAATACATAACTACGAGCCAATAAATCAATATTGTCCAGTATGGCACTGGTGATGTGACCAAAATTGGTCAACTCTTTGCCATTGCGACTGAACTGAGTCACTGTGCGATTTTCATAGTCAATCACTGTGAGACAACGAACTCCATCCAGTTTGGGCTCCAACAATTTACGACCCACAATCTTCTTCTCATGGTTGGCTCCATCATGTGCCAACTGACACTCAAACACTGGAATCGAAGCAATACCAGGAAATACTTTGAGTACCTTGTTGATGGTCTTTTCACTGACTCCACAACGCAGGTCTTTGATTAGGATACGACGATACCATCCATTCCACTGCTGTTCAGTGGCACAGTACATGAGATGCTCAATCAAATCACGGGCAAGGTGACCAGTTGCTCTACGGTCAATTAGGGCTTGTACCTGTAGGGCAAATGCATCCCAATGTAATCCAGTCGGACTGGTCTGTGGATCAGTTGATTTTTTAATCGGTACTTGACGTACACCAAACGTGATCAGTGCATCCAAGGCCATTCGCATGCCTGCAAACAATTCGGTATTGTCTGACACGGCTTCGGCCTCTAGGATTTGTTCTTTGTTGATACGACTGGGGTGTTGTTCCAGGGCAGTGATAACTCGAAAACAATTACTCATAGAATCTGTGTCGGTGTGGTTAAGATACTGCTAGTATACCACAGATTGGATGTGCTGTCAACCATAGATTAAACAGAGAAACTGTTTCCGCAACCGCAAGATGTTACAGCATTAGGGTTACGAACAGTAAACCCACTTTCCAACAGACCTTCACTGTAGTCTATTTCAGCACCCTCAAGATACGCCATGCTCATAGAGTCTATCATGATCCGACCAGACCCCAAGAGAAACTCATGATCATCTTCTCCTGGCTGTTGATCAAACGTAAACCCATAACTGAATCCACTACACCCGCCACCTTGTACAAACGCCCGCACAAAGACATCAGGATTGTTTTCTTCCGCTAGTAGATCCAGTATCTTGGCACGAGCACTTTGACTTATTGTTATCATAGAACTATTTATCGACATAAATACTCAAGTTAAAAACTACTATGATTACCCTAACTGATTCAGCAGCCAACAGAGTCCAAGAACAATTACTACACCGCGGTAAAGGACTGGGCATACGCATTGGCGTGAGAACTTCCGGCTGCTCGGGCTTGAGTTACATTCTGGAATTCATAGACAAAATCGACTCCACGTTGGCCATTTACGAATCCAAGGGTGTACACATTTACATGGACCCGCGGCACAGCATCTATCTACAGGGCACTGTGATGGACTGGGTCAGTCGCGGACTCAATCACGAATTTGAATTCCGCAATCCCAACTCCAAAAACGAATGCGGTTGTGGCGAGAGTTTTTCCATATGACCCAGCCTTGGTTCCGAGAGCATACACAGGAATGGATCTCTCAACTGGAAAATCGTCTAGAGGACATTGACTACTATCTAAATCGCACTGTGGCATGGTGCGAAGAACGCGGTATTACCGACGATCAAACCCTAATGAGTTGTGCCTTTATTACCTGTATCTGGGTCAGTCACATGCGTGACGAACCCATTAGTTACAGTGAATTGCTGGAGTTTGTAGGACTATCACATTTGATGAACGACAACGATGACAAAATCTACGGGTTAGGATCCATACTGGGCCAATTAGATCACGAAGAAGTTTTACAACTAATAGCCGGAAACCTACGCGACTTTTAACTGTGGTCGCCGCCGTAATTCTTTACAGGACCACCGTGCTTTTCGCTACGCATACGTTTGCCCTTTAGTCTAACGCCGGTTCCCTTTTTGCCCTGTGTGCCAGTCCCGGCAGTATGTTCGCTGTCGTGTGCTCGCAAGCCAAGACTCACACACTGACTGTATCTCACATTGCTCAGTCGTTTAATGGCACACTGACTCTTAGTAGGGTTGGCAATGTGCTTTTCGGTTAATAATTCACTGATCTTCATAAAACTATTTATACTTCACTTGAACAGGATCAAGGACATGATCACTGTTTGAGCAGCAAAACCCAAACTTTACTGCCTATCTGGCCGCTGTCGAAAGCATCTTGATCTATTGTTAGTGCCATTCTATCGAGGGGAAAAGTTTTACAGTTTTGTAGTCAACGTCGTAAGCACTGTTGGCTATAAAATCAATAACATCGATCACTGCCTGTGCAGGCATAGCTGATTCAGCAGGTCCACAGGGATAGGGATTACTGGCATTCCATAGGCTGGTGTTAATTCCGCCAGGATGGATACTGGCAACCTTTATTCCCTGTGTTCTTAATTCTTTTCCAAGCACTCCTGCAAACGCTGTCAATCCGTGTTTGGCAGCACAGTATACTGATTGATTTTCCAGTTCAGATAACCCTGCTACTGAATTAATAAAAATTATTTTGCTGCTATTTCGTAATTGCCTTAAACAGAATTTAGTGGTATAGATACTGCCTTTTAGATTGATATCTATGATCTGTTCAATGTTATTGATAGACTCACTAGAAAAAGGCTGCATTGAAAATACCGCGGCGTTGTTGATCAATAGATCAATGTCCGAATGAATATAGGAAATTACTTTGGCCAGTTCATCTCTATTTGAAATATCTGCGGAAAGATGTTGATAGTTGCTGTGAGTTAATGATTGAGTTCTTGATATGCCTGTAACAGACCAACCTTTAGATAAAAAGTGTTTGACAGTTTCTAGGCCCAATCCTCTGCTGGTACCGGTAATTAGGGCATGCTTATTCATTTAACATTCTCATAGTGTTAACTGCTTCTTGAATTTCTCTATAGTTGATGTCATTGACAATTCTGCATTGTCCTATTTTTGTAGGCAACGGCAAGTATTGATTGCCGTTTCTATGTTTTATAACATCTTTAAATCCTAAATCCAAGAGGTCTTGGTTGTAAAAATCTTCATGCTGAGTAGGAAGACCAAATTGTTGAATTACTTTGAGGATTCTGTATAAGTTTTGGTAATCTAATAAACCTCTGTTGGTAGATATGCAACAGCTAAAAAGACAATCTAATATAACTGCTTCGCCATGCAGCATAGTTTCTATATTTTTCATTTCGACAATTGGGCTAAATGTATGACCAAAATCTACTTCCCTCTGTAGATTATGTTCCCAAAGATTTTGATTCAGTGCTGTTATCATACCCGTAATTGATCGATCTATAATATTGTCAGCGACCTGACACTGGAATTTATTGTTAATCAAAGAGTTTGATGATTCTAACAGTTCAAATAGCTCTAGATCCAGCACAATGGCCAATTTCAATATTTCTGCTACTCCGTTAGCAATGTCTCTAGCAGTTTGAGTTTTGATAAAAGATCGATCAATGATAGTTGTTCTAGGAGGATAATAACTGCCTAATCTGTTTCTTCTATCAAAATGATTGATACCGGTTTTGGCTCCTACACTGGCATCAACAATGGCCAACAAGGTGGTAGGTATTCTTATGTAAGGTATTCCCCTACGATAGATACTGCAACAGAATCCCACAGTGTCTAATAGCACTCCTCCACCAATAGCCAAGATAGGTTCGGCCCTTCTTAACACCTGTTGTTGTTCAAAGAAAGACAATATTTGCTCTACCAAAGAAATATTCTTTGTAGATTCTTGACAGTTAATTACCAACACAGCATCTTTTGATTTTAACTTGAACAGATCAGGATATAGATCATAAACTGTGCGATCAACCACGACAATATTACGTCCTACATTTGAATCTATATAGGGCTTGATATTGTCTATTTTGGTAATATCAAACTCAACAGGAATGTTGGCATTGACTGTCCATTTCATAATAAATCATTTACAAGATAACATGCATGAACATAAAAGAATTTTGCAGCATCTACATAACCAGCATGACATTTGAAGGGCAGCATCCTAAAAAATTGTGTTGCTTCAAACAGTTTTATCAGTGCTAACTCTTCATCACTGCATCTATCTGCTAGAGTGCTGTTGAAAATATCATTGAACCTAATCAATTCACTGGGCACCACCGCATCAGAGGTCACTGCATTTCCATCGACGGCTATTACATGATCGTTGTAGACTCCGTATAGACTATGACTACACTGTAAAACCATTGAGTAATCTGCCAACTTAGAGTCTACTATGCCTTCTTCATAGAGATCTATAAAGGTTACCTTTTTGGTCAAAGGATCGTACAGTATGTTCTCTAGAGTAGGATTTCCGTGAACATATGATTCCTCGGTAATGTTGCCATTAAACAGTTTTTTAAATTTTTGATATGTCTTGTTGAGTCCTCTAACAGTCTTTCCTTGATAAGTGTACGATCCCAATTGATAGAATTTTTCAAATTCAGAGAATTTTCTAGCATCATTTAATTTTTGTTCTACCTCTTCAATAAAATATAAAGATAGGGAACTGGCACAATGTTTATATCTGTGAGAATGTATTAGATCAAAAGATTTCCATAAGGCTATATTCAATTCTATTACCTGCTGGCCTGCTAATAGATTCTTTTGAAATAGAGTTTTAATATCTAGATTAGGCACATATTGCATTTCCACATAGGCATGATTATTTTCTTCTCCTATGTCTCTGATTTCAGGTACCAGCCCGGGAAACATTTGATTAAATCTCTGTAGTTTTTTAAATTGACTGTACCAACGAACATAACCATATTCTCTGTCAGAATCTAATCTCACATACTTTCTAATAAAACTGTCTTGATCAGTTTCATACAATTTAGTAGTGTTTAAGGACCCACCTTTAAGAGTTTTTACATTTTGAATTTTCATAGTTTTTTAAAAATTTATCAAGTTCGCCAGGAGTCCCTACTGGCCAAAACTGTTGTTGATCAATTTCATAATGATCAACAACTACTCCTCTTGCTATAGAGTAATTATATACTGGTGCCACATAATGCTCTTTATTTGAGTTTTTATTTTCAAAGATCATCTGCTGTGCATCTTGAAAAAAATCTCCTGCTCTAGCCCAATGGTACATACCACAGGTGGCAAGGTCACTGATCCTTTCTTTTTCTTTTAGTTCTATTACCTGATTGTTTTTTATTTTGATATAACTGTAACTAGGGTTATCACTTTTAAATGTCAGCACATACGATGTCGATTGATTGGCAGACAATTTGGCCATAAAGTCTTTAGAATCCCAATTCATATATTGATCACAATTGACTGACATCAAAGGCTCATCATGATCTATGTGGTCTCGAGTTAACAAGAGAGTTGCGGCTGCTCCAGATGTTGATCCTGGAGACACAATGATTTTGTCACCTATAGACAAAAGGTCTTGTTCTAAATTTTGATATTGATCTAGATGTTGTTGCCTAACTATAAAATAAATCTTGCCGAGAATTTTCAAAGTTTTCACAGCATGATAGATCATGGAATGGCCAAGATACTCTATAAGATATTTGGGTTGACTGTATCCTGCATCCCTAAATCTTTGACCTTCCCCACAGATGCCAAAAACAATATTCATCAGTCTCTCGTGTAATGATCTCGTTTGCCTACATAATCATTTACGGATATTCCATTGCTTTCACAAAGGGCTACTTTTGGTGGGGTTGGCAATGTGCTTTTCATGTAGTAGTTCGCTGATCTTCATAAAACTATTTATACTTCATTTGAACAGGATCAAGGACATGATCACTGTTTGAGCAGCAAAACCCAAACAAATAGTGGCAATGTAAACAAAATTACGATCGATTAGGCTTTTGAAAAACAGCGTGATCAGTGCCGACCACACAAAGATCATGAGATCCACCGGCGGCAACTTGTCCGTTTGTCCCAACAACACAGCCAACAGCGTGGGAATGGCAGCAAAGTGCAACAGTATGATGGTGATCCAACCCAGTGTGTGGGCACTGATTCTGCCCAAGTGGTCTCTAAGAAACTGGTAAACAAACCGGGGTAGATTTTGAATATATGCGATAACAGACATGATGCGATACTCACTCGTAAAAAATATGTTGACCTATGCGTGTGATGCGTTTGCGCTTCCATTTGGGGTCGATGTAGGCAGCATGATAATATAATGCGTTCTTTAAACTGGGCAGTCTAAACCCTTCCAACAACACTTTCTTGGCCACAGCCATGCTTTCGGCATAGGCTGCCGGATTGACTGGACGGAATTTCACAGTTCTATCACAGGTCCAGGAAAACTGGCACAGCACACGTTCATAAAACACGTTTTTTTGATAAATGGTTTGGCAAATGTCATCCGGGAACTGCCCGCTGGCCACACGATTCAACGTGACCTGTGCCACAGCAACCTTGCCTTCAAACGGCTCATTGGCAGCCTCATGATAGATGTTTTTGGCCAAACAGCCCAGTTGTTGTTCGCGAACCTGTGCGGTAACATCCGAACCCACAATTTCCTGGGTACGAGACAGTTTGTCTGCCACTGCCCAGGTCAACAATTTCACTGCCAATACCAAAGCCACCAACATGCTCAACACTGTGAGTACTTGTACCACTGCCGAGCCCATGGGAGCAATCAACTCACTGGCACCTTCACCCTCGCTGATTATTGCTGCTGATTCAGTCATGGAATAGACCTCCTTAAAATTTACAGGCGTAAGATTAATTATACTGCTGCTGACATTATACTGGATAAACAGGAGGATATCAAGAGATTTGACCTCCAGACCAAGAATGTCTACACTGTAACACACTGGCATTTAAATATACACATAACCAACAAATCCATGACAACCCGACGATACAAACACAGCGGCGCACTGGGCGACTTGATCTACAGCCTGCCCATAGTACAACATCTAGGCCCAGGAGAATTTTATCTACATCTCAACCAGATTGACTGGATTGGCCAACACTACTACGGCAGCCAGCCAGCAGAGTTCCACCGGGGCAGACTGACACAACACGACTTGGAATACCTACAGGACTTCATGCTGGCTCAACACTACATAGAAAGTTTTGAGCCCATGACTGACACCACAGAAATCACACACAACCTGGACAGATTCCGTACAGCCTTTGTGGGCCACCCAGGCAACTATGTGGACATCTACGCCAACACTTTTGGTATCCGCGACCCTGCACAACAACAGGAACTGCGCGACCGCCCTTGGCTGACTGTGCCCATGACCAAGACAATCCCAGGCAGACCCATAGTGGTCAATCGCACTGAGCGCTGGATACCTGCTACACCCCCGGACCAGTGGCGTCAATGGCAGAACCAAGGCTGGGACCAACGTGCTGTGTTCCTGGGACTGCCCCCAGAATTTGACCAATTCCGGGAGATAACCGGTTGGACCAATACAGTATACCACCCAACCGCCACCATGCTGCAAGTGGCTGAAATCATAGCCGGCGCAGAAACCTTTATTGGCAACCAAAGCAGCGCCCTGGCACTGGCCATTGGACTGGGCATCCCTGCTTACGTCGAACAACGACGCGACTTGCCACAGTCTCGCAACGAATGCTACTTTCCCAACAACCCAAAAATCACTTACTTTTAATACACTAACAAAACAACATCATGAATCAAAAAATTGGACTGATACAAAGCAGAGGACTGGGCGACATAGTGATAGCACTGCCCATTGCTGGCTACTACCGAGATCAAGGCTACTCAGTGGTGTGGCCCATCTGCAGAGAATTCCTTTCACACTGGCAACACACTGTGCCGTGGATTGAATGGATTCCTGTGACCACTGATTCCGGCTCGTTCTTTTTTGAACAGCCTATACAAGCACTGCGATCAGTCAACTGCACAGAAGCCATAGTGCTGTATCAAGCACTGACTGGACAGGAATTTCATCGTAGAACATTCTTTCAACATACCAAATTCGATCAGTACAAATACACAGCAGCAGAAGTACCATTTCACTACAAATGGCGACTGCCCGAATACATTACACGCAACGCCGCAAGAGAACAGGCACTGTACGACCAAATCATCGGCTCTGACACTGCTCCTTATGTGATCATACACACTGAAGGCAGCGATCACCGTGCAGACTTTGATAGAACCATAATTCCCACCAACTGGAGACAGATTGAAATTACCGCAGCCACAGACTCGGTATGGGACTGGCTGACCATACTGGAACGTGCTGAATGTATCATACTGGTAGACAGCGTGTTCAGCAACATAGTGGACCAAATGAACATTGGCACAGCCGACTCACGCTACTTTATACCACGTAGCCACATTGGACTGACTCCAGTACTGGGACAACACTGGAACTGGATAGCCAATACTCGACTGTCCAACTCTGCCAACACTATACAGACTGGGTAGTGAAAATCCCACACACACCGACTGGAGATTGACTGGATCAATCTCCTACAGTATAGTATATACACATATACACACAGCAAGAGGTCACAGAGAGATATGAAAAAGTCAACAGCATGGAACTGGCAGCCTGAAACAAAGGGACTGCCTTATTACTTTACTCCTACTAATCCTAATCTACGTGGTGAATGCCGCAAGGCTAAACGCAAAAATGAAAATCTACCCGTACTACAAGAACTGTATCACGGAGACCCTAGACATCCCTTGAGTTGTGTGATTACGGGTGAGGTGGGCTTTAGTAATCATCCAGACCTACTGACCGGAGAACCTAAACAACGCTTTGAAATTGACTTTAATCACATCAGACAGCGAGCCAGAAGTGGACGTCAAAGCGGTGATAGTGCTGACAAATGGAAGAATCATCCTAGTGATATTTGGCGTACTGTCGATCTGGCAAACAGTCCTTGGGATTTGATCGAGTTTATGTGCATCATGCCAGTGAGCAAGCGAGCACATCATTGGATCACTCAAGATAGTGCTATGGGTGATATAGTGCTGACAAACTTTGATCGCAAGCACTGGCCCTGGCATCTACAGAATCGAAAGAACTTTGATCACATAGTGAACAAATACCATTTGGGACTGGACTACGATTGGTTCATAGACCATTTAAGCAACATCATTTATCGTAACATCAATGTGCGTGTCAAACCACAATGAACATGCACATACCGGTAATGACTAATACCCAAATGCCCCGCTGTAGCGGTCTAAGATTTCACACCCAAAATACCCTCGATGCAAATACCCCGCTGTAGCGGTCTGAGGATTCGGGTCTACACAGTGAGATCTACACTACAGAGAATCCGGGCACACAGGGGCAACAGTTAGGCAAGTGTAGAAGGGTGTGAATCAGTGTGAATCAGTGTGAAAGAGTGTAGAATGGTGTGGAGTATTTGAGCATAGCCTCTCTCCCCACCGTCCATCCAAAATTTCTACAGGGTAGAATTCACAGTGGGGACACCACATTCCCACTCTCCAAAAGGTGGTGAAAAAGGATCAAAATACTGTTGTTTTTGTGTTGAAATTGGTGATTTTTCTTGACGTTTTGAAGTATTTTGCCGTATAATATTACTATATTAAATACACAGTATGCAGAGTATTGCTACAGTGTAGAATCGAGTGTTTTTAGGGCCTCTAGCTCATGTTGGTTAGAGCAGCGGACTCATAATCCGTTGGTGCTGTGTTCGACTCACAGGGGGCCCACCAGATCACTGCCCGTAGCTCAGTGGATAGAGCAACAGCCTTCTAAGCTGTGGGTCGGAGGTTCGATCCCTCCCGGGCAGGCCAAATCCATTACACGATCTACTACTGTACTACAGACTAGTATAGTACTGAAGATCATGACTATACTACGGATCAGTATAGTACTAAGATTCATGACTATACTACGAATCATGACTGTTACACGATTCATGACGAAGTCGCGGTGCTAGCATCTTTTGCCCGATCTGTCAAGCGGAACGTGATCTGTGGCGAATCTGCCACTGTAGCCAAAATGCCACAACGATCTTTTGAGTTGACGTTTTGGGCAGGGAGCTGTATACTATTGAGACTGAAGCACTAAACGGGAGCACAAGATGTACACACTTAGTCTAGCACAGAGCCAGCAGATTAACAGTGCCGTCTATACACACGACTGGGAAGCTGAGGCAGTAGCCAGTTGGGAAGCCACAGGCGACGACCTAATGGACGAACTGGCAGATCGCTTTGAGAGCCAGTTTAGGGACTGGGACACTGCAGAGGAGTTGGGCGGCATCACAGTGTATCTCAAAGGGGGACGGTTAGTGGCCTTCTACGACTACGAGCAGTTTAAAGGATCCGTATTTTAGAGTGCCGAGTGTGGGGTTCTTGCCACAATTGACAGGGACCCCACTGAGCAGTATAATACATGAACTGAGCAATACACTACACGGGAGAGAGCGATGAGTGCAATGTCAAACCTGCATATGGACGTACAAGACCTGCTTGAAGAGGGATTCACGCCCGCAGAGATCGCACGTATACTGAACATTGAGGAGTCGTTGATCGATCCTCGTGCGTTCGACACGCTGTACGACGGCATGGACGACTACGAGAGTGATGACGGCTACGAATACGTGACAGGCTGTGATCCTGCTGAGGACTCCTACTTGGATGCCAGTTATGAGGACCGGTTCGACTTAGGCGACTATTGAAGTGCCAGGTGTGGTGTAATTGCCACACTTGACAGATCGGGCCAATTTCGCTATACTACTTGAACTGAAGCAAACAACCCGGAGAATACTATGCCACGCCAGCAAACCAACTACCTGCTTGACCTCATTGACAGCGGACTGCTCGATGCACGAGACGTCGTTACTATGGCGCTCAAGTACATGAGCGAGGACGAAGTCGCCGACATGATGCGGATCAATGACATCCTGGACGAAGAGTACGACGACGAAGAGGACTGGGTTGCGGCAGGGCGGGACTTTGAGGATAGTCTGGAAGAGATCGATCCAGTCAGCGAGTCGCAGGAATGGGCAGACTACGACCCAGACTGCTAAAGTGCCTGAGTGTGGGGCTGCGGCAACGGTTGACAGCCCCACCGACCCACTGTATACTACTTGAACTGAAGCACTACTTGGAGAGCACGATGTGGACTACAGAAAATCAGCAAGTTATGGCAGCTGCACTCAAACAGTTGGTAGAGGATGAAGGTACTGCCTATGCCGCAGGCTACTTCTCCAGCTTCATTGTCAGCATGCTGAAGGACTTGCCCAAGCGTAAGCAGAAGGAGGAGATCGCCCAGATACTCCGTCATAATGCCGACTACAAGGTCACAGTTAAGCATCTGTTGACTGGTGAGCCTGTGCAGATTCGGCGCGGTGAGCGTGGGACCTGTGTGGATCCCAGCACCGAGCGCTACCACAGCATGTGATGTGTGGGATCGCTGCCACAGGCTTGACAGTCTGTGGTGGCCACTGTATACTACTTGAATCGCAACACTGTTTAGGAGAACGTTATGGAATTCACTCAAACTCAAGTCAACTCAATCGTAGCCGAAGCGCAGTTGGCCGCTCGACAGGCCGCAATGGCTGCCCTGCAACGCTACGGCGACCGCGACGCTTGCGGTTTTGCTTGGACTAGTATCTACAAGGTCAAAGGCAATACCAAACTGGGCAAGATGCTGAAGGCAGCAGGTGTGCGGCAAACCTGGGACAAGACATTCCAACTGTGGAATCCCGCAGGCGTGGGTGTGCAGAGCATGGGCATCCTGGAAGAAGGCGCACGAGCGGCGGCTGAGGTGTTCCGGCAGTATGGCTTTGAGGCCTACGCTGGCTCGCGCATGGATTAGAGTGCCGAGTGTGGGGTCTGCGCCACAGGTTGACGTGGGCCCCACTGAGCAGTATAATACTTGAACTGCGAAACACAACGGGAGGCAGCGATGGGATACACGGTACTAGCAGATCGGCACCAAATGGACAACATGCGCAATCGGTTCGGTCCCCGTGCTGGATTGGAAGGCCCGTTCAACTTCTCAGGTCGTGTGCTATACTACGATCCACGGGAAGGTCAGTATTACGATCCGCTCACTGACTTCTATGTGGAGCAGAGCGAGATGGATGCAATCCACAACCGTTTGATGAACACTCTGAGGGGTTGACTATGAGTTGGAACAAGGAAGGACAGCAGGTGGCTGGAGTATACTTGGGCGCATACACTGTCACAGGTGTAGTCCAGAGCAGCCGTGTCAAGTATGGCGGGAGTGTCCAACACCGTGTCCTGCTGGACACTCCTGTGGAGGTGTTTGGCCGTGTGGCAGAGGAACTGATGTTAGACGATGAGGAATTGTTTACTGGGCCTGCTCGGCGACTGGGCATGATGGATGTTGTGAATAAACAACACGCTTGACAGACTAGTCCAGAACCGCTATAATACTGAAACTGAAGCACACAACAGAGGTAACGCAAATGGCAAGTTCCAGATTCCCCAATATGAGCTACTGCATGTGCGAGAACACTGTGCAGGCTATGATCCAGATTATCGACCACATGGACGAAGATCCTGAGAACTTCTTGCGCGACTTGAGCACAATTGAATTGAATTCGTTCAATCGGTTGTACGAACTGTGCAAAGAGTTTCGTAGGACTGCTGATTTTGTTGTTGAATGTGCCGATGAACTTGAATTGACCACAGAGGAGTAATTAGTATGAACGCAGATCAAATCGCCCGTCGCATTCGTTTCACGCCCTGGTCCAACGAGGACCTTTCAAAATTTGTTGAGGCTGTGAAGTTTGCGCGAGCCCAATTGGTTCGTAATAACATTTGGTCATTTGGTGTAGGCGATCGCGTCTGTTTTAACAGCGCCAAATTGGGCTTTGTTGCAGGCACAGTAGAGAAGGTGGCAATTAAGTATGTCACAGTTCGTAGCCCGCGTGGACTGTTCAAAGTGCCAGCCAACATGCTCAAAGCCAGCAAGGAAGTGGCGGCTGTGGCGTAAACGCAACGGGCTTGACGGGGGAGGGATTCCCCCGTATAATACTTGAACTGAGACACACTTACAGGGAGTTTGAAATGTTCCAAATCACACTGAACGAGAAACTGGTTAAGATCGTCCTTGCTGAGTACTTGGAAGACCAGATGTTCGAGTACACCGACAAGGACCTCAAGGCTGCTGGATTGCCAACTCGCAAGCAATTGGTAGAGCAGGTCATGGCTGAGACTAAGTTTCAAAAGGCTCTGGTTAAGAAGTTGGCAGAGGTAGTTAACGACGGCGACCGCATACACGACGCGTTGGATGACATGCCTATGCAGGCGATTGGCGACGCGTTGACGAAGTTGAACGCTGTGGCGTAAACACAACAGGTTGACGGGGGACGAGTTCCCCCGTATAATACTTGAACTGGAAAACAAAACGGAGCGAATGAGATGCGTGGAATTCAACTGTCAGTAGACACTATTGTAGACATGCTCAGCAACACAGATTCCTATGTGTTGGAAGAGATTTTAGAGCGACTGGTTGAGAGCGACCCAGGGACTGCTTATGTGATTCAAAGCATTCTCAATAACTTGGAAAAGGCAATGGCATGAGCGGCGAAGCAGGTGATCGCACAGTATCAGTCATGTTGGTGATCTGTGCAGGTATTGTGGCTTATCTAGTATTCAAGGGGTATGTATAATGGGAACTCGCAGTCGTATTGGTATTGAGCGTGATGGTGTGATCCTCAGCGTATACTGTCACTGGGATGGTTATCCTGCTCACAACGGCGCTATCCTACAACAACACTATGATCACGCAAAGACAGCAGACCTGCTGTGCTTGGGAGACATGAGTGTTCTGGGACGAGACCTGGGCACTAAGCATGCCTTCAGCGCACTGGACGCTGGTATGACCAATGAGGAATACGATGCTCTCTACGATGGCCAGTGCCTCTTTTACGGACGCGACAGGGGCGAGAAGGGCACGGAGTTCCGGACTGCCCAGTCGTTTGAAGAGTTCCTGGATCAGTGCGATGGCTGTGGTGCTGAATACTACTACATCCTGAAGAATGACGAATGGCTTGTAGGCGACACATACGACTGTGCCGCACTCAGCCGACAATTGGTGTCGCTGGCCAGTGTATTGGCAGATGAGCGTAAATCGAAGGAGTTGGCAGCATGAGCGGGTTCGTATACACTTACGAGGATCCTGAGTACTACGACCCGGAGAATGTCTACGACACGGGCGAGTGGCAGGATTACAACAGTTTGGATTTGGTTGACCTGGAGCCAGAAGTCCAGTATAATGATTGAAGTTGAAAGATTCAACTAACACTTTACACACACTTAGGAGTTTATATTATGTCTGAGAAATTGTTTACTGTTGCTGGTGTTAGCCGCACCCCCAAAGGCGAACTCAAAGCCCGCTTCGCAACCGATCTGGTCACCCGCACCAAAGTCCTGCAGAAAGATCAGACCGACATCGATCTGATCGAACTGAAGGAGCCAATGACCAAAGCCGACGCAGTGGCATTCCTGCTCAGCATCCAGTTTGCCACCAACGACGCAGGCGAGGTCAACGCTGAGAAGCAGGCCGCGTTGGAAGAAGCACTGGAGCGTCGTGCGCCACAGGCTGCTAAGAAAGAGCAGAAAGGCAACAAGGAAGCGAAGAAGCCTAAGAAGGAAAAGCCCACTGCGGCTGCTCCTACGCTTGAGACCATCCGTGCCAAGGCCGCTCCTAAGAGCACTAAGAGCAAGGCACAGATCACTGCTGAGTTGGCTGACTTGGAAGACGCGGCTTTTTAAGAGTGCCAGGGGGTGTGGCAAGACTCCCACATAACGGGATTGTGCCACGCTTAAACGACCATGTGAGGCGCCCCTGCCTGCTATACTATGTGAACTGTAATCCACTGTAGGAGTTGATACCATGTATCAAGTTGTCGATCGTCGCACCAGCACCGCAGTTAAAGCATACGCTACACAGCGTGGTGCATTAATTGCCATGCGAGCATTTAACAAAAGCGAAGGCTACGCGGAACGTCTGTGCCGTGCTTGGACAAATGGTCAAAGCATTGAATGGTGCCGTAAGACTGAAGGCTTTCTTGCTCCTCGGCATACGTATGCATATGGTCCCTACGCTGTAGAGCACTGCATGGAATGGGTGGGTCCAAAGGATATCAATTAATGCGCCGCTTTGTATTAACCTACGCAACAATTGATTTCTTTTTACAATGGTCGGCAACAGCATTTACCATCGCAGGAGCAGTACTAACCAGCGCTAATCTTTATCCTTACAATGTGTTTGCTTTCTATATAGGAACTGCGCTGTGGACGATCTGGGCAGTGCGCATTAGACAACTCAGTTTGATTGTGGTCAACTCAGCACTGCTTGCCATCTACCTAGGCGGTGTTATACAAGGTATCAGGAAGATTTATGACTTATACATTCTCACACGGTGAACTGGATTACTTGCAAGACTTGGTGGACAATAACCCATTTGGTGTGCGTGATGCTTATCGTTTCTACCACGGCTTAGATCCGGATGCTGAAATCGCTACTACTGATGTAGAAGACTTTGCTATCGCCTTCTACACACAGTATAACAAGACATTTGGTATGCGCTACTGAAGTGCCGGGGTGTGGGGTCCGCGCAACGGTTGACAGCACAGCAAACAGACGCTATACTACACAGACAATGCAACACAGAGGAAACACAATGCCAAAAGCAATCGCACCCAGCAAACTCATTCCAGGGACCACTTACACACTACAGTTTGGCAGTTCGCTACAGCAGGCCACATACGAGGGCGTAGGCATGCACAACAGCAACCGGCCCGGGCCGCTGAAGCCCTATATGCGTAACGGCTTTGCCAGTGCCACATACGGCGACCGCTTTATTTTTAACGTAGAGGGGCAGCAGGTACTACTGCGTAAAGCATACACTAAGTCGCTTAAGGGCGGGCTGGTGTTTGAGGACACAGTAGACAATCCTGCTCGCACACTGGTAGATGCGGTAGTTAAGTTCTTTGCTGTAGCGTAAAAACAACACAGGGGCCCGGTGCTTGACAGCAGTGCCGGGTTCCAGTATACTACACACACTAACAACACAGCGGGGCATTTATGGGAACCATAGCCGGATTCAATACTATGAGCAGTTTGGCTGCCAATCGTGTGCGACTACTGATGGAGCAGACCGACATGAATCGTCCAGCCGATCTAATCGCAGACATCCTACACTACTGTAGGGAAGAGGGCATTGACTTCAGCGTGGAGTTAGACGCGGCTGAATGCTATGTCACCGAAGAAGATTCATTTGATACAGGAGTGCAATAATGCCTAATTGGTGTGCCAACGTAGTGACCATCGGTCACAGTGATCCAGCCGCAATCGAGCGTGTTCGTTCAGCCTTCGAAGCGGGCCGCCTGTGTAATGAGTTCCTTCCACACCCAACCAACGAGTGGTCTTGGGAACACTCCGTCAACACTTGGGGCACCAAGTGGGAAGTGGAAGGTGAGATCAGCGACACAGACGAAGGTGGCGTGACGCTGGTATTTGACAGTGCCTGGGCCCCACCCACTGGCTTGTATGCACACTTGCATTCGCTGGGCTATGAAGTCTATGCTCGCTACTACGAGCCGGGCATGGCCTTTGCTGGCATTTGGACCGACGGGCGGGACGACTGCTACGACTACAGCGGCATGAACAGTGATGAGATCGCCGATGCGCTGCCTGGAGAACTGGACGAGGAGTTTGAGATCTCGTCCATGATGTCCGACTGGGAGTCGGAGAACCAGGAGATCGATCTGGACGACGGAGTGTCCGCAACCAACGAGTGAATGATAGCGGCCTCCGAGAGAGGCCGTCAATCCGAACCATGATTTGTGGGAGAAATACAACAGCAGGTGTTGTTTTTATGCGACAGTTGACAGTCCCCGCTGGCTACGCTATACTACACACACTTAAACAAAACACAGAGAGCAAGTTATGCAAAAACTTACTGTAAAACACGTTGTAGACATTAATGTGCTTGCATTTACGCTTACTGCAGAATACGCAGAGCAATTTTGCAATGTTGCTAATGCAGACAGCATTAAACAGTATACGCACGACATTGTTTACAACACACGTATACTTGCAGAGTTTAATGCAGAGCACAATGTGCAAAAACTGCATAGGGACATTATAGCGCAAGATACTATTGTGCGCGAGCACTTTGTAGAGTTATTGCAATATATTGAGGAACACAACTTAATTGCGCGTGAAGAGTTTGCTTGTAAAGCAAGTTTAGTTTAATTAAACAAGGAGTATAACGCAATGAAAGTAAAAGTAGTTGACGTTGAGGCAGGGGAGTATTACAGTAGTGCATACGCTAGTGGTAATACTGTTGATGTTACATTGCAACGAGGCAAAGACTTTGTACGCTGTAACGGCATACTTATTTTTGAACGAGAACAAGTAAACAACGACTTGTTTGACGATTGGGTTGCGGCTGCAAAGGAAGGCGAAGAAGGCTTTGCTGCATTAATTGTAGAAGGCGACGTAACTGTTATGTACGCTTAATAACAAGGCTGTTGCAAAAAAACAACAGCCCCAAGATGGGGTTGACGGGCCGCCGGGGCCCCTATATAATGTGAACATGGACACACAGGAGAGCACGATGCGTACAGTGAACTTGAACACCGAAGAAGCCCCTAACAAGTTCTGGGCCCTGCAAGACCGCCGCATGCGGAATGTTGTCAACAAGTCGCTTTACTCCTATGCCCAGCAGACGCAATTGGGTCGAATCAAATTGGCGCTGGAAGAAGTCATCAATGGCATCGTTTACGATGTGGGCTACGGGAAGCGCAGTGCCGCAGTAAAGGTGCAGGCAGGTTCCCAGGTGCGCGATCGCAAGATGCTGGCTCTGTTGGAAGCAGACTGGGCCAAACTGGGCATCTACAAGAAGGTGTCACCGCAAGGGTTTCAATACCACTTGACGCGGGCCTAACAAGGCTTTATACTGTCAAAATGATGAAAGCAAAAGGCACTTGTCCAGTATGCAACGGAACCGCTCGTATTGCGGCCACTGGAACTCACCGTCAATGGATCTCCGGCTATGACAGCGAAACCGACACCTATCCCTGCGGTAACTGCGGTGCTCAATACATGTACGGCAAGTCCACAGGCCAGGTCCCTCTTCAACCAGATGGCACACCCTGCCAGCATGATTATGAAGTCCGGACTGTTGGACGATGCCTCCACCAATACCAATGCCGCTCTTGCGGTGACAACTTCCACATCGATTCAGGAGATTGAGACATGAGCGGATATTGGATTGAACAGGACGGACGGTGGATCTTTGTGCGAGAGGACGAGCAATGATGGACCTTATTAAACAATTTGCTATTGATTGTGCCGGTCAGAAAGAATGGGACTTTCCTAAAGATCCTAAATCTTATACCTTCACTCCTGACGAACTAGAAAAGTTTGCCGAATTGATCATTACCGAAACTTGTAAACTGCTGGCGGAGAATAAAGAGTTCAGAGCCGCTGTATTGGTAGGCAAACACTTTCCACTTTGGAAATAACGAGATGAACAAAGTCGTAAGAGACGGTAAGGTGGCTGTGATCTATAGCCCGCATTATGGAGCAGGCTGGTACAGTTGGCACCTGATCCCTGAACTGCTATTTGATCCAGCAGTGGTGGAGATGATCGAAACAGATCGCTATGAAGACATCGAGTCCTACTGTGCGGAACACTGGCCTGACACCTACATCGGCGATCCTGAAGACCTGACCATTGCTTGGGTGGAGGAGGGGCGCGAGTTCCAGATCGAAGAGTACGACGGCTCGGAGAAACTCCGTTTCAAAGACCAGGAACAGTGGATTGTGGCGTAAACACAACGGCTTGACAAGACCACTGCTCTGCCATATACTACGAACATGGCGACACAGGAGCATAAGATGACCGCACAAGAATTGATTGATCTGTTGAGCCAGTTAGATCCCAATAAAGAGATACTGATCTATGATGGATCGTGGGATACCAACAAGCCAATCAGCGAAGTTAAAATCGACCAGGACGGCGAAGTCGTTATCTGGTAAGGAGCAAACAATGGTCAAGTTAGAAGACATCCGGGCGGGCAGCGTGGTCATTGTACGCGGAAACTTTGGTGCGGGTCATCCACAACGAGTGGTTGTCGAAGCAGTGGAAGACGACATTAAGAACGGTCGCCCGGGCATTGACTACGACGGCAGTTGGGCATACCTGAGCCAGGTGGATCGCGTGGTCAAGTACTGAACTGTTGTAAAAACACAACGGCTTGACAAGACCACCACTCTGCCATATAATACTTACATGGACGAAGCAAACAAGGAGCAGGCAATGAGCGAATACACTTACAAATCCTGGGAAGAGTACACTCCGCTTGAGCAGGCTGCAATGACCTACTGGGACATGTACAAGGACGCCTATAACGTCCGCCCACGCGGTGTGGACACATCCAAGTGGACGCTGGTGGACTTCCAAAAGGAGTTCGAAACCCTGCAGTTCGTCATCAACCGCAACGAGCTCCAGCGCCGGGTAGACGAGGATGCGGCTATCCACGCCTTTGAGGCACGGGTTGAGAAGATCATCGCCCTGGGCGCTAAAGACCGCGCAATGGCCCTGCGCTGGATACACGAAGCGGAAGGCAGCGACGGCGATGACGAGTATCTCTGCTATTGTGTTGGCGTGCCTTACGGCTACATTAAGACGGAGACAGCATGAACTTTAAAGTCACCTGGATCTTCCGCAACGGACATGAGTGGCACAAGACCTTTGACACAGCCGACGAGCGTGCCGACTTCATCAATCGATGTGGTTTGGTCAGTCACCCGGACATTGATCGCGTCTACACCACCGATCCCGACGGTGTAGACACAGACCTCAAGCGTGTGGCATAACAGCAACACTTGACAGGACCCTTGGTCCACTGTATACTACTTGAATCGCAGCAAGGAGTTGATGATGTTGAAATTCATAGGATTCTGTTTTGTGACTTGGTTCATGATTACCACTGGTATTGCCCAGAGCATACTGTTTTTTGCAGCCAACTTCCTTGCTACACTAGCAACCATTCTATAAGGAAAAATACGATGAAATACTTATCTCCTCCCAGTCCTGAAGTTCGTGCAGTGGTCAAGATGATGGCCATCGCTGCCATCATCTGCGGCGCACAGGCAGTGGTCTACGTCCTGGCTCGCTACTTTACCAACGAAAAGATCATTCAGGGCATGGCATTGACCCTGCTGGCTGGTGTCATCTACATGATCTATGGGATGTTTGTTGATCAGGAACGTCGTAAAGATGAAACCCAAGCAATGATCGATCGTGCCGGTGGCCAATAATGGAAATACACGGCCTGAATCCACTGTACCAAATACTGGCTGACATGATATGGTCCTGCCAGGACAATGACCAAGTACAGGCAGTGATTGCTGAATACGGTCGCCCAGCCTTCACTGTATATCAACTGATGATTGCTGCTCACTACGACGAACAAATCCAAGACTACGCAGATGTGGAATTGGCACAACATGTGCTTGACAATCTACTTAAATAATCGTATACTACGCTACTACCTACTAGAGAATACAACATGGCAACAGCAAAATCCAGCAAAGGCTCCACAGTACTTGAATTCGATACGGAAGCCATTAAACGACGCGAACGCGAAGTGGCACGTGAAACTGATGAACAGATCCTAACCCGACTGCAAGAACGCTTTGATATCCTTACTGACATGACCAAAGCCGTCAAGTCCGGCGATATCCGCGCAATGATTGTAAGCGGTCCTCCAGGCGTGGGCAAAAGCCATAACGTTGAAGCAGTACTGCAAAAAGAAGACCTGTTCAACAAGTTGGCAGAACGCAAACCCAAGTTTGAGATTGTTAAAGGCGCTATGTCAGCAATCGGGCTGTATGGCAAACTGTTTGAATACTCAGCAAAGGGCAATGTGGTTGTGTTTGACGATTGCGACAGCATCCTACTAGAAGACCTGAGCCTCAACATCCTGAAAGGCGCACTGGACTCAAGTCGTCGACGCTTTATCAGTTGGAATACTGACAGCCGCATCCTACGTAGTGAAGGCATTCCCAATCGCTTTGAGTTCTGCGGCAGTGCCATCTTTATCACCAACATCAAGTTTGAACACATTAAGAGCAAGAAACTGCGTGATCACTTGGACGCACTAGAGTCACGTTGCCACTACATTGATCTGCAGATGGATACCAATAGGGAGAAGATCCTACGTATCCGACAGATCGTTAAGGGCGGCATGCTGGACGATAGGGACAACCTCAGCGACATTGCAAAGGACGAGATCGTTGCATTTATCGACGAGAACCAAAACCGACTGCGCGAACTCAGCCTGCGTATGGTACTGAAGATTGCAGACCTGCGAGGCGGCTTTCCAACCAACTGGCAAGCAATGGCTCGTACCACTTGCATGCGTCGAGCATAACAGGATACAACATGATTCAAATCAACGTAGGCAGCAGACAAACAGCGAGGCTGGCTGCCTTGTTGACTATGATATTCACTCTGTACGTACTAGGACTTGATCTCGGTGGCGAACACTTTTGGGCACTGGGATCAATCTTTGCACTGACCTTACTAATGGAGTTTCTGGCACACAGCGCAGGAATGGAAGCAGGAATAGAAATGATAGTCAATATGAGCGAAGCAGATCGCAATCGCATTATCCGTCAACTCAAAGCAGAAGAGACGGAATCATGATGTTCACTACATGCCAATGGATTGGGCAGGGCGAAGGCTGCAACCACACAGTACTACCGGATGCCAGTTATTGCGGACATCACTACCCAAGGATCTACGCCGTAGGTTCGGCTCTCAGTCGCCGAAAGGCAGACCAGAGATTGGCAGGATATATAGTAAGAAGCGAGTCCGAACCGGACCCAGTTACAACAGAGGATTAATCCCCACGCACATCGGTATTGAGTACAGGGCGGAGCGCACGACGGATTTCTACTTCACGCCGATGCGCCGCAGCCTTACCACGCACAATCTCATGCACACGGATCTCAATGAGATCTTTGCTAGACAATTCGCGTAACGCAACACAAAGACTCCAGTCCTTGTTTTCCTTTTGCGCACGATACCAATGCTTGTTGGCACGTACTTGTACACTCTTTAGCACTGTTGACTCAGTCTTGGCAGTAACGCCAATGTAGTTCAGCCCATTTACGATGAGTTCGTAAATGATGTGGTTACGATCGCTACGCCGCTTGCGGGCCGCTGCTTTGGGCTGTGCTGTTGTGGTATCCATGCACGTAGTATACGGCAGGTGGGCCAGACTGTCAAGGGAGTGCCGGGGGTGTGAGATTCTAGCAACACGGGGGGGCAGTAAAAACAAAACTGTTGCGCACACGCAACAAACCGCATGCAAAAAAAGTTGGGTTAGATTAGAACGGCCTGGGGTGGAGATCTCCGCACCTTAAAAAAATTGCGCAGCAAATTTTTCCAATACTGTATAGACCCCTCACCACAGTGTACTCAAAATCCCCCACTGTGGTAAGGGTCTGGGATCTAAAAATTTTGCGCAGTAAATTTTTTGCCTGCCTTATAGACCCCTGCCATACTCATGTGTATAAATAATCACACACTATATCGAGGTATTCTATTATGTATAAACTACTAGTACTATTAACTTGCCATGAAGCCAGAGACTGTGTTGTGGACAATGTAGAAAACATTTTCAAATTCAATCGTGATGTGTGTGTGGTAATCAGCAATGGTATACACAACGAAAATTTTGATGACATATCTGGTCCACATGTACACATAGTAAATCGATCTGTTCCCAACGGGCAAGTAGGGTCTTTGATCCCTTATCATATAGAACTTTGGGATTATATACGTACACATGGCATACAGTCACAGTATGTAGTCACGCCGGCCAGTAATCAGATGTTTATACGTCACGATTTCTATGACTTTGCATGTCAGTATCACGCTGGGTACTTTGAAAGAGGACCACTCGACATCAAGACTGGGCGAGATATGAACTGCAACTGTACAGATCAGCACTGCGACATCATGTTGGATGTTATAGGTAGAGAATATTTTCGATTCCAAAGCAATCACGATGGTATGTTTTATCGCACCGACATATTTTTCAACATGATGGATTTTTTTGCGGATACCAATAGAAATCGCAGTCGAGGGCACGGTTCGGAAGAATTTTTGTATGGAGCATACTTGTTCAAACATGTGCCTCCGGATCAAATGATCGGATTTGCCAAATACAATCATTGGGATCACAATCCGTCCAGTCCTGAACGCATTGATCAGCTCAGGGATCAGGGGATTTATCTTCTCAAGCGTGTACCCAGAATTTACAACGATCCCAGTAGAGTTTACATTAGGTCATTGGTTTAATTCGCATATATTTTATTCATCTGATCTATAGACTGGGATTACCAATCTGTGCTGTTGAGTTGTTCCAGTACATCTTCGAAGGATTCCAACACTTCCCAAGTGCCGTGTGGCGGGCAGAACAGAAAGGTCACTGATTCCACAGTGTCATCATCACGAGTGACCATGCTGTTGTGTACACTGACCACCAGTTTACGGTCAATGGCCACGCGAGTTCCTCTGTGCTGTGGATTAGCATTGGTTAGGCTTAGAAACATGTTGATCCTTTGTGGTTTTGTATTTCTACAGTAATTATCAGTAGTACGGGGTGTAGTAACAAGATCCTGGTTGACACGACTGTGGTTTTGTGTAAATATATTGTATATATCTTCAGGAGATTTTCAATGCGAGCAGTTGTTCTAACAGCATTTATCGGATTATTGTCTGCACCTGTGGCACATGCACAACACCATCATGGCATGCGTCATTTTGACCATCACCATCGTCCGGCTCCGCGAAGCGATTGGAACTGGGTCGCACCTGCCATTATTGGCGGTGCTGTGGTATATGGGTTGACCAGACCTGATCCTGTAATAGTACAGCAGCCACCAGTGTATGTTCCGCAGCCTGGAGTTGTATACATTGATGGAACGGCGTATGTCAGACAAGTCATGATAGTCAATGGCGTAGCACAAGAAGTGTTGGTGCGCCAGTAAAGAATTGTTGTAAAGACCGTAAGGAAAGAAGCAAGTCCAAAGACGGGCAAGACTCGGGTTCGACTCCCGACGGTTCCAAATCAGGGGGACCGCCATGGTATCGATTGACGGATGAGTAGATGAGTAGACAACACGAAAGGCGATGGACGTAATCCAAGCAAAAAGAGTAAATGCAAATGACGCATTTTTCGGAGAAACACGCCTAGCAGCGTGATCTCTGCGGAGTAGGAAAGACTCTGTAAAATAACCCACCAGTAATAGGCTCTTCGGAGCCTATTATTTTGATCAATATTGCCAAATCAGTCAACGGGATCGTTAACTACAGCGTTAATATAAGTACGCACAGAAAGTTCTGTGTGCTGTTAAATTTAAAGGAAAACCTTATGAAAACCATCGCTACCCTAATCGCCGGACTGATTGCCACCACTGCTTTTGCCTCTGAGCCAGCCAAGGCACCTGCTGCACCTGCTGCTGCCGCTACAACTCCAGTTGCTGCACCCAAGGTCGAAGCCAAGCCTGCCAAAAGTGAAGACAAGGCTCCTGCCAAAGTCGACGCAAAGGCTGCTGCGCCAGTTACCACTCCCGCAGCCAAGTAAGTTCTGTTGGGACTCGGATGATTCCGGTATCACAGTTGAGGATCTAGATCTACAGGTAGGTTATCGTCATGCCACAGTGGTACATGATGATGATTTACCTGAGTGGATATTGGAAAGATTACAACACATACGCGACCGGGTCATGGCAGCACATCAACTACGGTGGGAGTAATCCTGCCGTTTTTTATGGGCGCGATGATTATCTTGGGTGATTATTTTGGTGTGAAAAAAATTTTCCGCTGGCGGCTGCGCCGTGTGTTGGTTAATCTAGGCTGAGTTTTTGGTCTTCCAAGTGTCGTATTGTGGATCTCAGTTGGTCCACTATTCCGGAATTGCGCAGTGTTTTAAAAACCAAATTGGCTTGGGCGTATTCGCCCTGTTGTGCTAGGCCTCGGCGGCGATACTGTTGCAGCAGTGTGTGTAGTTCTTTCAGTATGGTGAGATCTCTGTGATCCAGTGCAGCACGTAGGTTTTGGTCCCATACACTGGCCAGTTGTTCAATTTTTTGGTTGTTGGGTTGATGGTCAGGTTCTGGACTGGGTCTAATCCACTCCAGGTCAACGATGCTGTAAGCGCCGCCGGCTGCGGGTTGTTTTAGATCTTCTATGTAGAGTTCCACAGGAATTTTGTGTATATGGATCTCATGTTGTTGGCGATACAGCAGTCGTTTGGTATCAAACAGTTCGGCCAGTTCTTGGTCGCAGTCTATTTGACTGTAGTCAGTGATCAAGTGCAGATCCAAGTCGCTGTGATCTGTATAGTATCGTGTGGTCTGTCCTCCGGTGATCTGTAGGTCTATCACCGGAAAGTCTATGTCTACAAATTGTTGAAAGTGCCGTGCTATTTTTATCAGTGTGGATTTCACCTGGGGAATCAAGTGACGGTCTGATGTCCACAGCAATGGATTCAGTTTGGCATGTTCTGTACGGGTGGGGCTGATCAGTTCAAGTATCTGCATGATAGATTATTTATTGAGTAAATATCTATATGACAGAAATGGAAACTTATCAAGGGCAGTTGTTGGGAGCGCATCCTCGACGTAGAGAAAGTCTACTGCGCGGAGGGGTTGTGTTGGTAGTGGAGCATGATCTGGCTGGCAGTATAGGGTTTCAGATCAATCGACCCATCAACACCGGCATCACCATTGGCAGTGTAATGAACAACATGGGATTCAATATAGAAGTGGATCAGCCGTTGTATGTAGGTGGAACAGAAAACACCAATCGTATCATAGTGGTACATACCATGGATTGGTCCACCAGTGGTACCGTGCAGGTCACGGACGACATTGGTTACAGCAATGATGTCAGCATACTGGCAGCAATCAGTAGTGGTGAAGGGCCTGAGCAGTTTCGTGCTGTGGCCGGTTTTACGCGATGGCCTGCAGGTCAGTTAGATTGTGAAATTGCCGGAGAAGTTACCTGGGGTGCAGTAGAAAGCAGTTGGAGTTTGGTCAGGGCCACTCGCGAGTTGGTATTTGATCAGGATGATCAAGAGCAGTGGCATTGTGTATTAGAGGCGCATGCTCGTCAGCAGATTGCCATTTGGTTCTAAGAATCTTTTTCAGGGCTGAATGAAGCCAATATAGTGCGTATATCTGCACCGCTGCGAGGAGCAGCAGGACGTGGTAGTTTATTGGCGCCCGAGTTGGGATTCACTGGAATTTCTGCAGTTGTTGATGTGGTAGTGCTGGTGCGTTTGAGATTTGTGTAGGCTGTTGTAGCAGGAGAAGCCGATGAGTTGGATTCTTCGTCTTCACCCAGGTCTGATATACGTAGAGTATCCAGATTAAATTCCAAATCGACCTTTTGACCCACACCGCTGCTGGATCTAGTTTTCATAAATTGGATTTGATAGCGTCCGCGTTCTTTCATAGCGCGGCTGGTAAAGATTCCAACCACGTTGTCTGCGGTCATGATCTTGGATAGTCCGCCGCTGATATGGCTGTGATCAAATTCAATTTCTTCAACTGCGCTGCGATTAAGTTGCGATGCTGTCACGGTAATGCATTGGGTTTCCATTGCAAGATTTCTAATTTCTTCAGACACATATTTGTCTTTAACAAACAGATCACTGGGCGATACCTTCACGCTTAAAGGCATCATCAAATCCAGGTAATCTATTAACAAAACGTCAGGTTTTTGACCTTTTTTGACCTGATATTCCTTCAAATAGGCGCGAATATCGTTGCAATTTTTCCCACTGGGCAAATACTTGATCTGTATACTTCCCGCACGTTTTTGCATCATTTTAACTCTAAGTTCCACATCGTCAATGTTGCGAAATATTTCTCGTGTACCAATACCGGTGATCATGCTGTCCAGTCGCATGGCCACCAGTTCTTCGCTCAGTTCAAAAGTCAGGTATATTACATTGAGTCCAGCCATGGCCCAGTTCACGCCCATATTGGCCAGGAACAGGCTTTTGCCGCCGCCCGATGCTGCTGCAAATATGTTTAGTTCTCCGCGATTGAATCCGCCGTAGAGTTTTTTATCTACGCTGGGCCAGCCGGTTGAAATTTGTCCGTTGCTGTCTTTGAGATGAGTCAATCTGCCTCTAGGATCAGCAAAGTAGTCTGTGCCCATGTCTTTGTTCAGGCTGATCTGTATAGCGTCTTTGATCAGTCGTTCTACAGGACCGTAGTCTCCGGATTCCAGTAGGTCTGCGGATTTTAGGATAGCACGTTCCAGTCCGCGATGGCGACTGAATTGTTCAAATTGGTCCAATAGCCATTCGTAGTTTTCTGCAGGCAAGTCTAGTTTTTTCAGTGCAGTGCCCAGTGCGGAGTTTACAATTATCGGTTCCGGCATGACCTTGTATTGATCCACATATTGGTGTATAAAGCGAGCAGGTTCTTCCAGTCTGCGGTCAAAGTTTTCGGCATCAAAAATATTTTGACAGCGGGCAAAACTTTCTGCGTCTGACAGAAACATTTCCAGATACAGGGTTTGTACTTCTAAATTGTAGTCGGTTTTATTAGCCATTGAGTCTTTCAAGTTGTCGTTTCAGTAGTTGTATTTTTATCTTATTGGTGTCGCGGTAGTGTAGGATTGTGGTCAGTGTATAAAGTCGTCCGTAGTGATTAACTGCGTCAGCAGTGTCTTTGATGTGTTTTTCCCAGGGTGGATTGCTCACTGCCCAACCGTGGGTCAGTGCTGCGTTCAGTATGCGAGCGCCGGCGCGGTCTCGATCAGGTACCACAATGACCTGTCGATTCAGTGCAGTAATTCTAGCAGCCTGTGTGGCGTTGACTTCGTTGGTCATGATGGCCACACCGTCAACAGCAATTGCGTCCATCTGTCCTTCCACTACAACTACAAATTGTCTATCGTATTCTTGTGTTTGTTGGTCTAGATTAAACACATAGCCGGGTTGGCTGGAAGTAAGGTACTTTGGGCGGCCTTCGGTAATTTTGCGAGCAGTCCAGCCTATTATTTGTCTATTGTTATAGAATGGTATGATCACGCGATCCTGATAGCCGGATATAGGGCTCCAGTGCCAGTTATACCAATCAAGATTCATTCCACGTCCGGTTAGATAATCAACTACCTGTTGTATCTGTGCAGATTGTTCTGAGTCAGCGGATTGCATCCATTCGGCCAGTGGTTTAGCCTGGTCGGGCAGTGTTCTTGGTTCTAGATGAAACACTATGCCTGCCGGAGTGGGTGTATCAGTGGTCTGTATACGCATGGCCAAGAAATTGAGTTTTTGTATTTCTTGGGTGCTCATTCCCAACCAGCGGAATAATGATCTAGTATTGGTACTCAGTAAATTTCCCGGGCGCCATCCGGTTTTGAAGTTGCAGTTAAAGCAGTGAAAAGTAAATCCGCCGTCAGGGGCCAGTATTATTCCGCCGCGTTGGCGTGTATCTACGGTATGTCCTCTGTGGTGGCAGCAAGGTGCATTAACTGCGGTCCAGCCACTGGGAGTGGTTTTGCGCCGGGAAGGCAATAGAGCCTGAATAGCCGAATGAATTTCTTGCATTCTACTATTTTAACTTCTATACAGTGCTTTGTCAAATCTTCCGTAGTAGGCAGGGTTGTCGTTGTCGGGTTCAGCCGGTGCTTGAGCAGGAATATGTCTCACTCTGATGTAGGAGTATACTCCGTTGAAGTTTTGGTATTCAATTCCAGAAAATCCTGAGTAGGTCTGTGTGGATATGATCGCAAAGTTATCTCCGGAGTTGGGAGTATTATCCAGTGAGCCTTCTACAATGACTTGTCCACGATAGGCTGTGAGATAAAAGGCAATGGTGTGTAGTGCGTTATTGCCGTTGAATTCCGGATTGGCGTAGATATTTCCTGAACTGTGTTCGTATTTTAGTGTACTGGGATTAAACAGTTTTGTCCAGTTAGCAATGGTGGTACTGGGTTGTAGTACAGGATAGATGTCGTCCTTTAGTCTCAGTGTACCAGCAACTCCGTAGTAGGTATTGGTATAGGCTGGAATATAACTGCCGTCGTTGTCGAGTCGTTTGACACTGTATTGATAACTGGTAGGGGAGAGATTAAGTGTATCGCTTTCGGTTAGTGTTAGCAGTGCCACTCCCCGTGTGCTGGTAGTTTCGGTTAATACTTCAAGTGGCTTTTCAATCAGGAGTCGTTGATCTATTGCATCAAACATGCTGAATATGTATGTTTGTGTAGAATAGATAGAGATTCGTTTCTGGTCGCTGTTTTTAAACTGTATTCTAACTTGGTTTTTTACGCCTTTCTGGATGGTAAGATCTCGTTGGTACATGACCTGATTAACTCCTCTAACAGTCGGGTCCGCATCTAAAATTATGTCAAGATTATTCTGGTATAAATAGATTGGTAAATTTTGCATACTAATATTTATTGAACACTGAATGAAAGATCGATTTCAAGACAATTTTCCGTTTATCAGCTGTATTAAATCAAACGAAAAAGAATATGTTGGGATTATTATCAATTGCGACAATTATGTTGTCAGCATGTATGATCTCTCTATGATTGTAGACCCTGAAGATCGTAAATTGTTTTTGGAATTAGGTGAAGTTTGGTGGTGGGAAAGTAATCGTAGGATACCTATTAGTATTTTCTTAAAGAAGGAAATGTCTGCGTTTCGTGGCTACATCAAAACCTTCAATGCCAAAGATGTTCGAGTATTATTTGGTCCCATAGTCAATCTCAGCGAAATAGCCGAGAAGCGTGTTAAGCGTAGGTCGATTCAATTAATCAGAGCGGTCAAGAGTAGCCGTAACTAATTTTTTCGCAGATTAGATTCATGTGAATCATAACTGCCATAGCATAACTTAATCCGTGAGATTTCTTAAAATAGTAATCATCGTTAACGGGTTTAACCCATATTTCTTTTAATATAGTATTCCAATCTTGGCCAATAAGATATCTTTTAGCCGGTCTGATCATGGCCAATACTGCTGCCAGTTGTTCTATATTTTTTGGTTTAGTTTGACGTAATAGATTTCCATGTCCGTTGATATGAAATATTAGATCAACAAAATCGTCTTGTTCCAGTAGTTCCCACAGTGGTTCGGCATTCATTAGTTCTTCAAGATGTTGATTATTTTCAATGTCTTTATAAATGCCAACATTGAGAAAATCTATTTTAAAGTATCCTCTCGACTCGGCAGTTCGATAATCAATACTGGCTGTTCCGGTTAGTGGATTGACCGGAACAGCATGACAGTATATTCCGGTGTTGTGTCGTTTACTTCCGTCTAGGCTAGCAGGAACATGTTGAATGATACTCAGTACAGCAGTGCGATCTCCAAAATCGATATCGATGTCCATTTATTCTATTCCCACTTCGTCACAAATTTCTTTCACCAGTGCAACGTCTGCTGGAGTCTGTCGAAATTTCTTCAACCAAAATTGTGCATCGAATGCCGGGGCAATCATTTCCAATTGTTCGTCGGTCATTTTGCCAATCATGGTTTTTCCTGCGTTGGAGTTTAGAATCACCCATGGGCTAATCTTACCGTTTCGTATATGATACACGGCTTTGTTCAGGCTCACATAGTTGAAGTAGTGTGAAAATTCTGCATTGTGTTCGTCGCCCCATTCCATCATGGTTTGTAATGTTCTCTGTACCGCAGATTCCACCGGTTCTATTTTAATCGTTTCAAAAAGGTAGGTGTCGTATAATTCGTCTCGGCACCAGTGGTCCAGTTTTACTCCGCTCTTGATTACATAGTCAATAAATCGGTCAGGATATAGTGGATTGACATTGTTAACGAAACTGCCAAATTTCACAAAGGCGTTATAATAACTGCTGTCGCAAAATTCTTCATAGGTCTTGTGTTTTTTAGCGCCTTGTGTTAATTGCCAAAAACGATTAAAGGCCATAAACCCAGCCTGTACTCTTTTTTCATCTCGTTGTAAGGCTCGTCGTTTCTTCTCGCACATATGCGCCACAAGTGTTTTTTCTTTCATGAAACTTGTGCTGCAATGAATACATTTAAAAGGTTGGTCCACCAGTAACATCACTTGTTGATTTTAAATTGATTTAATATTGTTTCGGCTAATGATACATCTGTTATTTCAGTTTCTTGATAATGAGGAACTAATTTAGCAGTAATTCCTGCCGGGGAGTCTATATTGTATGTCACAATCATATAGTGTGTTTTGGCATTCCAATGACCGTCATTGAAATCAATATTCACTGTTTTAATTTGTGTGTGATCAAATACGTTGATTTCTTTACTCATATTCTTTCCGTTGTTTCTTATCAAACCCCATCTTATCAAATAACTCTTCGCAATCGTTCTCATCCATCTGCGAGGCCCATAATTTAATGTCGCTCATTTTCATTGCTGGATAAAGTTCGGCTAATAGTTTTTCGATTCGATTGGCTTTGCCTTTTTTACCTGCTGCCAAATAGGGATGATATGTTTTAACTCCTGCTCCGGTAGCCGCATATAGTTTCCACAATAGTGCTTGATGATCTTTGCTGAAATTGAAATAGTTTTTATTAACCATTTCGTTTGTTCTTTCAATAAACCATTCTTGAAGATCAGGATCACCGGTAGTGCTGGCAGTGTATCTCATCAACACATAGGGATTAAAACTTTTCTTTTCTTCGTCGGTGAGGGTGTTGTAGAAATCGTAATTTTTTTGATCTACTGCCGCCAGTACTCGTTTGATATCAAGTTTAGGTTTTGTTGCCATGCTCTTTGCTCAAATAATAAATTGTTCTTAATTTTTCCAAGGCTGAACTCACAGCAGGATGTGTTTCTGCTAACTTTAATATATCAACCCACTCCTCGTATTGGTTTATAGACGAATGCGATTCAATCGATTTTGTGCCAATACCTATGTTTCCGCTGGAATCAATTCTCATGGCTTCCGTCCAAGAATTTCCGTTAAATGTTTTAAATGTATGAGAAGACATGGTCATTTTTCTTTGCTCAAGTAGTATATTACTTTAACACGATCCAGTGCTTCTTGTAAAGCAGGATTGGTTAGTGCTGCACGATGAATGTTGCCCCAGAGTTGATTCTCTCTAATCTCATCCATTAAATTTTTTCTTCGTTCACTGACTGAATGCAATTCCCGTTCTGTTTCGCCGACCTTTCTTCGATACACAGTATCGCCATTGTCCGAACTTTCATACACGTAGGTCATATTACCAGCAGAGACTGTAATTAACCAGTTCACTTTGACGACTAACTTCTTTAACAAAGTAGGCGCAGGTAGGTTTTTCTCCCAAGTGAAGGGGAGTACAAAGTAGTTGTCCTGGTTTCATTTTAGGAAAGTACCATTTAACATCTTGGTAAACATCAATGATGTCAATGTCCAAAAACTCTGGTCTGAAACTACTGAGAGGATTAAAGGTGAATGTTTTAAATCCTCGATCGTTCAAACTAGTCAATGGTAGTACTTCCATTTCAGTACCTTCGGCATCGCCAACAATTGTACACCAGTCCAGTGGCATGGCAATTTCGTTATTGCCAATTTTTAGTACTGCGGCGGGTCCGGTAAAACTCTCCAAGAAAATTAGTGGAATAAAGAAATGATCGGGATTACTGCTGTCGCTGTTGTCCAGTACAGCGAATCTCAGATCATCGTCAAGTTCGTCTGGTAATTCGTTAAGACTGAAGAGTCGGTCGTCGAGGGTTAGTATCTGCATTATTGGTATTTTACCTTTTCTATTGTGAATTGATAGTGAGCGTCTTTATAGAATCTCTTGCGTTCTGTGAGATGTCTTTTAGCGTATTTGGTGGCTGCGGTTATGTCCCAGATTTGGACAAAGTCTTTGTCTTCGGCTCTTCTAATTCCTCGTCCAATGCTTTGAATAACTCTGACAAAACTTTTTCCTGGTTCCAAAAGGACCAAATTAAAAATCCTGGGGATATTAATCCCAACGGCAGCAACGCCATAAGTGGCCACGATAATTTTATTGTCGGAAGTTTTAATTTCGTCATATTCTTCTTTCCTATCTTTTGTTTTCATTTCGCCAGATACAAATACACTGTTGGGTATTTGTTCTATAAGAAATTTACCGCTTTCAATTCTATCTACTAATACCAAGGTGTTTCCTGACTCGGTAATTTTCCTGATCATGTTAGCGACATGTGTCATTCTGGTCTCATCGGTGACCAGATATTTTAGTTCTTCTTGATAATTAGCAAATTCTTTCCATTCGGCTGTCTGTACAATATTTACATGGCAGTCGCTGAGGACGCCTCGTTGTTGTAGATCATATGCACTGACACGATTAATTACATCTCCTAAACTAGCACGTAGTGCTTGGTATTCATGTTCGGCTTTAGGAATAGTTCCGGTCAATCCCCAGCGAATTGGGGCGTGGCTTAGATTCTGTGTTAGTAATTTTTTCAGTACATCGGCCTTGGCCATATGAACTTCATCGACTACTACCGTTTGGACACCATCTAAAAACTCAGCCAAAGTTAGTAATTCTGCATCATCATGTGATTTTTTGTCTAAAATATTTAGGCTTTGCCAGGTACAAATAGTATGTGTTCGATTAAGATCTTTTCGATCTCCATAGTAAACTCCTACATCCAATTGGCAGTTGCGGAAGTCTTCTTCGGTTTGTTCCACAAGACTTTTGTTAGGCACAATGGTTATAGTTCGTCCGTATTTTTCACAGATTTTTGCCAGTGTTGCAGTGATAATGGTTTTGCCTGCACCGGTGGCTACTTCTTGTAGACATTGTGGATTTCGTAAAAAATTATTGATTACTGTGCATTGGTAATCTCTCAATCGAATGGGTTTCCCCTCCATGACATGTCCTTCGGGCCATGTTAAATCTCCCCAAAAATCCTCAAAAATTTCAGGAAATTCCAAGGGAGGGCTAGTCCTTAGATCTTCTACTTCAATGTAGTAATTTCGTTCTTCGAGAAATGCCAAGGCCTGTTCGAGCATACTGATATAGGTAGTTCCGCCTAGACCAAAAAAGTTGATACTACCGTCCCATCTTCCTAGTCGATAACTGGGTCTATACCTGGCAGTGGGGTCCTCGTATTTGAATTTTTTCACTAGTGCCTTGCGAGTATCTAAATCTAAATTTAGAAATTTGCAATTCACTTCATCGAGTATTTTCAGTTGTGTAGTCTTGCTCATTGAAATAACTCCGGAAATAGTTCAAACTGACGAGTAGATGTTTTTCCATTGGAAATTTCAATAATATTTTGATAATTGGACAAATATTGTCTCATTGTGTAGTGTGTATTAAAGTCGCTGAAGTTCACTGCACATTGGAATTTTATTTTTGATTGATAAACTGGTTTTGGAATTTTTTGACTGACCAAGACTGCACGAGTTTTGTCTGTGAGAGGGGAATTTAGTGAATTTTCTCTAACATAATCATTAAATTCATGATCTGTAGTTGATGGTAGTCTGAAAAGTACAGAAATTTCCGTTTCGTCTAGGCCTAGGCCTTTGAGTAGATCGACAATGGTAATTGTTGTATCAAACTCATTCCCTCCTGGTACCAGAAAAAGGCAAGGCATAAGGTATTTTACAATATCTCTCAGAGAAAATACACTGTGTTTTTGTAAATTAACAACAAATGAATCAGATTTTGTATGATTTAAGAATTTTTTTAGAAGTGGATCAACGTTTAGACGATTCAGGCGATGTTCAACTTCGTTGGTCCAGGTAAAAATTCCTAATTTCCTTGCCAAGAAAATTGATTCTAATAAATCATCGGTTTCGGGCTGGGGTAAATCCTCAAAAACATTTAGGAATTTAATTTTTTCGTTTTCAATCGTTACTGTCGGAACATATTTTTCCATATTATTTTTGATATCACGAATTTGATCTATATATTTTTCAAATTCCTCGTCGTATTCAAAATTTTCCGAGTCGACCAGTGTCATTAAAAATTGTATACTGGTCTCGTCGAGTGAAAATACCCAATATTTCAGGTCTTTCTCCCAAAAAGCCAATGACAGTTTATTTTTTACTTCTCGAATTTTGTTTAGTATTTGGTCATTGTATGGAAATTCTACTTTTATGATCTTTCCGTGTATGGAATGGCGTTCAATGGAAATCTTTTTTGTTGAATTTATTTTTTTAAATGGAAATTTATAGGTAGGAGATTCAATATACGGTGTAACATCGATTCCGACAACCAAGTTTAGTTTGTCCACTTGTCTTTTTAAGATTTTCAGACCAAGATTTGCCTGTTTTTCGGTCAAGGCATGTCCTCTGCTCAACTGTTCGTTAAAACTGTCAATCAAATTGATGTCCCATGAGTTTATCATGCTACGACATTTAGTCGAAAGAAGAGAAATTAGAGTTTCAAATTCCATAAGATTATTATATAGAAAAAAAGGGAGAAAGTCAAGTTCCTCCCCGATGGTTCACAAAGTAATATCTTCTAACCCGGCAGTTCTGAGTTTGATAATATTGCTCAATTGCCATTGTTTAATGTCAATGGCCTTGATCACACCCAGCCATTGATTTCTCAGCAGGGCAAATTCGTTAATAACCTTTTCCATATCTACTACATCATCTTCGCCTTCGACATATTTTTCAACATCTCTGCTACTCAATGCTCTTTGATAATTTTCTAAATATTTTCTGAAGATTTTAGATCTAATCCTGCGCAATTCGATATTAAGAAATTCTAACACAGCCTCAATTTCTTGAAGTTGATTGAATCTATGTTCAACAACCCCGGGTAGTGCGGCCGAGGCCTTTTCTAGGTTACCCTGTACTTTGACCTCAAGCCGTGCCTGTGTTAATTCATTATAAAAATAAACTAGGCAATCGGGAAGATGTGCTAGGTCTTGGCTGACCCGAGCATACCAGTTCATCAATGATCCTCATCGTCCTCGTACCTATCCCAATCTCCGTCTTCATCCCCGCCATCGATGTCGTTAGTTTCTTCCAGAATAACTTCGATTGCATTGTCGAGATGTGTATCAAATCCAAGTAGACTTTCAATCACACTCATTTCTACATCGCGGCCGATGAGAAAATCAATGAAGTGTGCTGCTGCATTTTCGCGATTTTTTTCTGGAACATATTCTTTAAATGTGTCCCAAATTTCAATGATGAGATCCTCTTCCATTTATGCTTCCTCCTGGTCTTCAGTTGTTGTTATGGTAGGAATAATTGCTAAATTATCCCATTCCAACATGATCGTCATTAATTTATCTTCAGTCCAGTTTTTACGGAATTCTGAACTGATTTCCCCGGTTTTCTTGCTTACATATTGTAACTTATTTCCGCTCTTTGTCAAGATTCCCATCTTTTCAAAAAGATCAACAAGTCCGCTAGTAGGGCTCATTCCAGTTGAATAAGGAATTTTAACTTGAACACTTTCGAACGGTTTAGCATAACGTGTTTTCATGATCTTACAGGCACTGCGAATGCCTAGTACATCCGTGACTTTGTTGCCATCCTCGTCCTCTTTGAGTTTGAGTTTTTTCATAGCAACAACAATGGAACTTGCATAGACAAATCCTTGACCACCTGAAATTTTATCATCTGGATCAAACATGTCCTGTGATGCATAGGTATGATTAGTACAGACCATTCCTACGTTATAACTACCAAACATATTAACACAATTACGAACCAGTGCTGTCAGTGCTTTGGGTTTACGACCCATGTCACCTTTTAGGTCACCTGCTTCAAATTGATTAATATCAGTAGGAGTCAGCAACATGCCCAAACTATCAATTACAAAAAGAACTTTAGGTCGTTCTTCTGCAGGCATGAGTTTATATTCTTTCATAAACTCATGGATAGTTTTGGCTACATCGTCAATCATAGCCATGTTGAGTTTAAGTAGTTTATCTTCGTGTGTATCGACACCCAAGTCCAGTAACCATTTTTCATCGAGAGCATTTTCGCTGTCAACAAGTACAACGTAAATACCCTGTTCTTGTGCATGACGAATAATATTACCAGAGCAGATATAACTCTTACCAGCACCACTTTCGCCAGCAAATACTGTAACCTTGCCTAGGGGAATTCCTTTAAAAAAGTCCCCACTAATGAGATAGTTAAGAGCATAATTACCGGTACTGATCCAGTCTGTAGGATCGTTAAAGCCAATACCAAGCCCGTCAATGGACTTGGTAAGGCTTTTTCTGAATTTTGAAATATCAAAAGCCTTACCCATGTTTCAATCTCCTATTAAGTAGACTGACGTTTGCGAATCATAGCAATGATGTCCGCGGCACGGCTACTGGCTTCGCTACCAGAATCCGATTCTGCAGCAGATTCTTGCTCCTCGACTACCGGCTTTGGAGCGGCAACAACTCGAGCGGGTGTTGCTGCCGCAGACTCAAAAGGGATGTCAAGATCCTCAACTGTTCCACCAGTTTTAGCACCAGTAGCCGTGCCACCGCCGCCCATACCTGCCGGTTTAAAGTAAGCACCCCACCGATCCATATCAAATGCTTCGCCATTAACAGATGCTTCGAACATTTCTTTCATGACCTTGAGTTCAACGTCACCTGGCTTTTTGGGTAAAAAGTCCGACAATTTAAACAATCCGTATTGGTTGATAGCGGCTTGTTCAACCTCACTCAATGCTCGTTCGCGACGAGCCCAATTGCTGGTACTGTAATCAGCATAACCGCCTTTGCTGGTTTTAGCAATTTTGAAGTCTAATCCGCGTACATAGTCGGTAGGAAGTTCTTCAATTTCACTATCCATTAGTGCGTTCTTAACAATGTTAAAGATCTGGCTACCAATGATGAAGCGACGGATGGGGTTTTCCGGAGTACGATCTTCTTGATATTTGCTGTCGACAACAAATCCCTGGAACAGGTATGAACGCTTTTTCCAATATTTACGGCCCATATCTTCCAGGCTCTTGTCTTTGAACCAAGGGCGCACTTCAGTTAGAATCGGACAGGTTTCGTTCCACATCTCCATACAAGGAACTTGCACTTGTACAGGTTTGCTGTTGGTTTCACCTTCAACCCCAGCAAAGGGCAATTTGATCATTGCTCGTTCGAGCCAGAAAAAAGTGTTGTTAGAATCTGCGTCTGGAAGGAAACGAACTGTTGCAGTTTGTCCTTCTTGGATATTCCAATGTGGGAAAATTCCGTTGTCACCACCGCCCGATGAGGCGTTGTTTTGTGACGATTGTTGTAGTTTTGCGCGAATTTCAGCCAAAGTTGCCATAATATTTCTCCTTGATGTTTTATGCCTTTGTTTATGCCATTTCTCTTAGCCCACTGACTAAAAGAAAAAAGTTAGCATACAGTAATTGTATGCTAACTTTATTTATCTTGCAACCTCAAATCTTGCCAGATTATTTTTGTAATCCAGCCAGTTTTAGTATGCTTTCCATTTCTATTCGAGTTCGGCTGTGTCTACGTTCCCATTCGTCAGTGAGTTCGGTCATGAGTGTCTCAGCCATTTGTCGGGCATGTTCCCCGGCGCTTTCTCCGTATTTCTCTTCAATTTCTTTTTTGACTTCGGTAGCAATATTTCCTCTATCTCTAAAAGCACCTACTGTAGGATTGTCTCTATTCCAGTAACTTTTGACTTTGTTAGCAATGTCTTTGATCATGCTTTCTGTTACCGGCTGTTCTGGTTCGGTTGCAACAGGTTCAGGAGTTGGGGGAGTTTCAGCGGGCTCAGGAGTTGGAGGAGTTTCGGCAGGTGCTTCTCCTCCTCCAACCATTTGAGTTAATAATTCAGATAAGCCTGGATATGCCTCTTGATTTCTTGAGTCTTGTGCCCATGGTAATAATACTTCTTTAATAGGATCTGCTGTGCTGTCAATTCTTGCTTCGTCTTTTAAATTTTCTATTAATTCTATATCTTCAATGCCATATTCTCTTAAAAATCTAATTACTTCATCTACACTTTCATCATCATTTAATGTTAAGGGTTCTGGTAGTTGTTCAAGTGCTGTTCTAAATTCTTCAATATTGAATTCGCCTGTTTCAATGTCCTCGGCCCACTGTTCAAACTCAGAAAACATGTCTTTTTTAACTTCGTTGTTGTGTTCTTCGTGTTCTTCTTCGCCGATATAAGTTTCTAAATCAATCTTATTATTTTCTCTCATTAGTTTATGTAACATTGGAAAAAATTCAGATAATTCTTCTTGGAAATTTTTCTGTGTAAATTTACTACGATAATCTTCCATAGTAACTGCGTCCAGTTCCATAATATCATCGTCTATCGCTGCCTGGTCATTAAATTCACTGATCCATGATTTATAGTGATGACGCTTGCCTAACGCTGCTACCTTTGCCTTGAGTTCCATAAGTCGGCTTACAGCCCGATCTGTAATATGTAGTGCATCATCATGCAACTTGGCTTGATGACGTCGTATAGTGTTTTGAAATTTTCCTAATTTTGCGATTTCCTCGCTCATGCCTATAATTGCTTTGCCTGCTGGATCGTGCGGTACTCCACCATGATCCACATGTTGTGCCATAGCAAATGCTCCGGCAGCATGTATGAATGGATATTTGAATCTCTCTCCATCGGAATTCTGAACAAATATGGCCTTGATGTTTTTAGATTGTCCACGAGCCGATGGATGTGTTTCTGCTACAGAATTTTTATGTCTAATAATTACTTCTGTACGTCCCTTGATGGCTCGACTGGTTTTACTTGAGTTTCTTCCGTTATATTGGCTTTCATTCATGGTATTCATAGGGTCTTCTTCCTTGGGGCCTTGTGTGGAGGCCAAATGTTGAAAATCGTTTTTGTCAAGGTTGGTCTTGGCAATGTCTCTGGTATCAAATCTTAATAATCTACGCATGGCAAAAAAACGCATTTCTTTTAAGAAATTGTACCATAATTGTTTTGCAGGGTCATCATTGCCTTCGGTAATACCTTGACTATAATA